TAGAAAAGCTCTTGATGGTGTTTTCACTGGATTGCTTAAGGGCGCTAAAAATTTAGCTTATGCTCCACTTGCTGGTATTGCTTCTGGCTCGGTACTAAAAGAATTACCAGAAGGATTTGCTAAAGCTACCGGTATAAACAAAGGTCTTGGTGGCGCAATATATAAAGGAACTAACGCAGCCGCTCAAGGAGTTTCAAGAGCAGGAATAGCCGGAGTATCAATGGCCCCTAAAGGGATAGCTGAGTTAGGAAAAGGAGCTTATCATGCAGCAAAGTCTGCAATACCCGGTTTAAAAAGAGGCGCAAGTAAGACCTGGAAAGCCGTGACGAGAGAATCTATGGATGGGCCAATGTCTCGTGAGTTGCGCCCAGTTGTTCAACATACTATAGCAGGAGCGGGAATAGCTGGTGGAGCTTATGCTGGTGTTCAAGGGTACCAGGCCTCTAAAGAAAGAAGGCCTGGCAATATACAAAATGAAGTGCCTGCAACCTCTTACGACGGTAGGCCAAATAAAATGAGAGATATAGAAAATACCACCGGTCTTGTTCAGGCCTTAAATGACTTAAGATAGGTGATTATATGGAAAAAACAAGTGCAGGAAAATGGCTAAAAAAACATGGGGACTTCGCCAAAGGAGTCGGAGCGGGTGCCGCTTTAGATATAGGTATGGAGCTTGCTATGGGGAACGGACTCGGAGATGGCATTAAAAATGCTGCCCTTGAAGGTTTAATGTTTGAAATGTTTCCAACTATCGGTTTTACAAGGATGCTCCTTTTACCGGCAGCTCAAGCTGGCGCACAGCTTGGTATGGCACACTATAATAATGATAAATCCCAATACGAAGATGTGTTTGATGATAAAATGGGCGGCGACTACCAGGACAGCAAAGCTGCCTACACAATGAGACAGCGCGGAATGCAGGCTATTCAAAATAGTAGAATGAATGCAAGATCCGCTTTAGGAAATACAGCCAAAATGATGCACAGATTGTAAAGGAGTGAAGACATTGGCTAATTTCGCAGGTAAAGCAAGAAAGATATTACAAAATGCGGCCGAAGATGTAGGCCAAAAGGCAACTAAAACAGCCTCTAATTTAAAAAATAGTACTGTGGATGCTATAAATAGAACCGGTAAGAGAATAGATAATAAAATGGATGATATTTTAGATGCTCAAAGAGGCAAAGTTATGAATGACGAAGCATTTGACGCCACTAAGAGCAGAATGGGTAAGACATATGACCTTAATACTTCAGACTATACTGTTGACGGTAGAGGAAGGGCAAGATCAACAAGAGGTACTACCAAGATGCCTAACTCAAGGCAGATAGAAAGTAATGACCCTCTTCTAATATCAGAAGACACAACAAAGAAATATAACCGTAAAACAGCCCCCAATCCTGACGGACAGGCCGCGAAAGCGACCCCAACAGAAGGGGCTAAATCAGGAAGCAATGAGGCCTCTAAAGGCAGGAGTGGCTTATTGTCGAGCGCCAAAAGACATCCAGTAGTGGCCGGTACATTGGCGGCAGGTGGAGTTGCAGGAACAACTTACATGCTCGGTAAAAGCAGAGGTAAAAGAAGCAATAGCGATTTATATAGAAGGTAGGTTGTCGATTACTACAATAGATAGATAGGTGAGATTATGGCTCCAGAATTAACAGAACAAGAACTTAATATGATAGAGATACTTGAGGATCCTGTTAAATTTGCATCTGCAGAACTCGACTGGCACGCCAGAGAATATCAGGAAGAGATGCTGGGGTCAGATAAAAACAGAGTAGTAATCAGAGCCGGTCGTCGTATTGGTAAGACTGACCAGGCTGTTATTAAGATGTTACACGCGGCATATACAAAAGGAGATTTTAGAGTATTAGTAGTTACTCCCTTTGAGTCACAGATTAAGCACATATTCCAGAGACTTAGAGCTCTAATCAGAAAAAGCGATATGGTTAAACAGAGTGTTACCAGAGATATCAGATCCCCCAACAGAATAGAATTTGGTAACGGCTCATATATTGTAGGTTTTACCGCTGGAACTACCGGCGGAGGCGGCGCAGCAAGCGTTCGTGGACAGGGCGCGGATTTTATTTATCTTGATGAGGCAGATTATTTAAGCGATGACGATATAGATACAATCATATCTGTTGCTTATGAGGATGCTGAAAATGTAAGAATCTGGGCAACATCTACTCCAACAGGACGCCGAGGGCGTTTCTGGCAGTGGTGTACCAAAAAGGAATTGGGATGGCACGAATTTCATTATACATCTCATGTTAACCCTACCTGGTCTGAAGTTGCCGAACGAGATGCACGCAATAACCTTACAGAGCTTGGTTATGTACACGAGATTCTAGCAGAGTTTGGGGATATGGCAGAAGGGGTATTCCAGCGTAAGTTTGTCGAGAAGGCAGCAGAGGCTGGAAGAGAATTAAACTTAGAGTTAGTAGACGATATAGACTATCAAGCTATTAGAACAATCGGTATCGACTGGGACAAGGCTGGGGCGGCAACACAGATTGTTGTAACAGAATATGACCCAGAAATAGACAAGTTTTATCCTATCCACAGAGCAGAGATTCCATCTGGAGAGTTCACTTATTCAAATGCTATAGATACAATAGTGGCCTTGAACGAAGAATTTAATCCAGAATTTATTTATGCAGATCGTGGACACGGAGAATATCAGATAGAGTCACTTCATAAATATGGAATGGCTCATCCTGAGACCGGTCTTGGAGACAAGGTAAAAGGTATAAGTTTCTCAGATAAGATTAAGATTCCTGATCCACATACAAAAGAGATCGGGAAAAAGCACATCAAACCGTTTATGGTAAATACATCGGTTCTACTGTGTGAGAATGAGAGACTGGCCCTGCCATCAAATGATGATCTGATAAAAGAGCAGATGCTCGATTATTATATTGAAAGAGTAACTCCAACAGGAAGACCTGTTTATAATAGCGATAATGAGCACGCATTAGATGCTTTCATGCTCAGTCTACTGGCAATGCAGTTAGAGTTTACAGATATAGCAAAATCAAACTTCTCAAGCAGTGTGGCCACAGCGCCTCGCCTCGACTATGCAAAGCATAGAGAAAAGAAGCAGAAAGAGAAAAAGAAGAGCGAAAAAGCCAAAGTAGCCTTCTTAAATGCAGGTAAGTCAAGAGGAGTTAATGCTATAAGATCAAGTTTCAGCAGAAACAGAACTTTGAAGAAACCTCCAAAACGGAGTAGTTTCTAGGTTCTTTTCTAAACACCACGGGGTGCGTTTTTCCAACCCCCTTTTTCGCGCCCTGTGATGTTTATAAAAATAAAAGCAAAGGGTGAGTTCGTGAAGATAATAGAAGAATGGACCACACAGCAGAATGTTCAGTCGTTTTATGATAATGGCTATCTCATACCTGACAATGACTACATGGAAAATCAGTTTATTATATTTAAGATATCAGACGGACAGGGGCACATACTGACCAGATATAAGAATGGGAAGTGTTACCCGGTACCAGAAAATATCGCATATGATGGGACAAAGCACAAAAACCTTGAACAGCAGCTTGCAATGGATATCTTGTTCGATAAAAGCGTAGAACTATCTATTGTTACAGGAGTAGCTGGTTGTGGTAAGACATTTTTAGCCTGGGCCACCGGACTTGAACTTTTAAGAAGAGGAGAATACGAGTATTTAATTATTGGTCGGCCAATGCAGGAATTAGATGAAACACTCGGGATATTACCGGGAGATGAAAAGGATAAATACCTACCGTATCTTGCCCCGTTTTGGGACCAGATGTCCTCACTTACAGGCAGGGATTACGGAGACTCACAGATGACAGTAATGATGCAGAAAGGAGAATTAGAACTCCTTCCTTTATCACTTATAAAAGGGAGAAACTTAGATAAGGCCTTTATCATATTGGATGAAGCTGAAGATATGACTATCGGCCAAATACAGCAGGCGATAACAAGAATACACAACCCAGAAGGAGAGCCGCCTAGAACAAAGCTCGTACTTACTGGAGATTTAGGACAGATTGATAGAAGAGAAAATAAGAGGGGCAGATCCCCACTTGAATATACTATAGATTACTTTTCCGATACCGACCTTTTCGGGCATGTCAACTTAGAACATTCCCAGAGAGGTAGACTCGCTCAATTAGGAGCAGAGATGGGGAGGGATTACGATTAAGAAAATACTTGTTGTTTCTACAAACCATAGAAGAGCAAAGCTCATGGCAGAAAAGATAGCAGAAGATAGGCATGAGGATATACTTGGCTCAAAAGATTCAAATGCCTTTAATACTACAGGTGCTGAGTATACATTCATTGATGCCGGCTCGCTTGTGTACCAGAGAGGCAGAAACCTTGATGAGATACTGGTTGATATGGAGTTAGATTTAAAATACGGAGAACAATCCACTCTCGAAGGCATGATCCTAAAAAGTGACAAAAACTTTCCTATAAAACTTATTTGAGGTGTTTTAAGTGGCTAGAGGTATAGATACCAATAGAGAAAGAAACTCAGTAGAATACCGGCCGAACCTTGAGTATATACCAAAAGAGGTATATGTAGAAAATGAGTACGAGGAAAGAACGACTTATGAGGTACCCGAAGAGTTAAACTTGGTAAGTGATATTAAGGTAACAGATACTTACGAGTTAGTGGATGATAACTTAAAAAAGGTAAATAAGTTAATAAATGAGCTGGAGTCTGAAGTTAAAGATTACACTTCCACCATAGACGATGAAAGCGTTGATTTTTCCAGATATAAAGAACTGAAACTTAAGGACACCCACACAGCTGGAGAAATAGATATCATAGACCAGTTCGAAGATGATCATAGGAGCATAGAAGAAGATATTAAACTTGAAATACTTGATATGGCTTATGATCTAAAAGATGAGATACTTACTTCTCTTGGTTTTGTTAAGTCAGACTTGCTTGAGGTTCCAGATAATTTCGACCTCGCAAAGCAGAGAGAAAAAGAGATAAAGCTATTAAATGAATGGCTTGAGACTGATATTAAGAAAAAAGAACTCGAAAAAGAGTATAAAGAAATGAAAAACCCTACCGAGACGGAGTTAAATACCTGGCGGCGGGAATACCAGGAAGTTAATGATAAATTAGATAAACTTTCTGCTTATGGCCCAAAAGGTCGTATAGGTAGGGCACTCTATGATAGGGCAACTAAAACTGCTGAAGTTTTAGATAAGTGGGAATCACTTAAAAATAATACAGTAGCTGATATGTTTGACGGTTATCTAGGCTGTGTTGTCAACAACTTTCTATCAAATAATAAGATAGGTTTTAATACTATCTCTATTATAAAGAGACTTAAGAAAGTGCAGGCATTACTTGAGTTTGCACATGGAAGCCTAAACGGTGACTTCCTTGATTTAAAGAAACAGATTAAAAGTATCAAGTCACTGCCACAGAGATTTGCAATGGAAGCAGGAGCCGCAGCTATTGGAGTATTCACCAAAAGAATAGGAAGATCCGTAGCTGAGTTTATAAGATACTCTACAACCGATTCAGGCTGTAAGCCATTTGAAGAGATAGGACAGGAATTAATAGATGTAACAAGAGCTTTAGATATAGAATATCAGGAATTACTTGATGACTACTATAGAACAAACAATATAGAGTACTCACATTATAAGGATATCAACAGTAAACTTGAAGATAAGAAAAGGAAACAGGGACTTTTTAAATTGTTAGATATGCTAATTAGCTCACTATCAACACTTGAAAAGTCAGTAAGAGAAAGGCCTCTTGATGAATGGGTAGATGACTTTCTTGAAAACAACAACCTAAATACTACTTACAATAAAGAGACCAACCAAATCGAGAGAATATAAGATAAAGGGGCGTAAAAATGAGTAAAGAAGACTTAGAGAGCAAAGTTAGGGAGTTCATGAAAGAACTTGAGATGGACCCCGACAAAGAGATAAGTAAAGCTGGACAGGAAAACAGCACTAAGATATTTGACAGGCTCAATGAGCAGTCAGAAGCCCAGATGCAGGAAAAGGTAGTTCACACTTTTGATTTAGATCCAGACGGGGATAGGATACAGATTGTTCCTATTTCAGATATCCATCTTGGATCGATAAATGCCAACATCCCAAAGCTAAGGGATTTCATTAGTTATATAGAAGAAACTCCAGATACTTACACAGTATTAACTGGAGACCTGGGAGAAAACGCGACTAAGACCTCAATCGGTCTTGGTATTTACGAACAGCGTTATGACCCGCAAACTCAAATAGAGATTTTAGAAGAAGAACTAAAACCTCTTGCAGATAAGGGTAAGATACTCGGTATTCAGCCGGGTAACCACGAAAGAAGAATTATGCGTTCAACATCTATTGACCCTATGCGCATACTGGCCAGAAGTCTTGATGTACCTTATCTTGGTTACCAGGGTTATTTTGTAATCAATGTAGGAGACGAAAGATATGAGGCTATGACCTTCCACGGCAGATCAGGCGCCAGAACCCATGGCGGTAAAATCAATGCAGCCCACAAGATGAACAGAGTTGCCAATGTAGATTTATACATCTCAGGACACACCCACATCCTTGATTCTTCACATGACATCATAATGGAGATAGATAAAGATACAGATGAAATAACTTATAGAAGAAGGTACTACGTAATTGCAGGTTCATTCTTAAGTTACTGGGGCGGCTATCCAGAAATGAAAGCATATTCTGTTGCTGACCAGGGTGCGATGCGTATTGACCTATTTAAAGATAGAAAGAAAATAAAAGTACACAAGCCGTAAGGCATTATAAAAGGGGAATAAAATATGCCTAAGAAAAAGATCTATCTTGCTGGCCCGGTTACAGGTAAGGATTTAGTCGAGGCCAAAAAGCACAGAAATAAGATAGAACACAGTTTAAACGTAAGAGGAATGCTTGCCCTCTCTCCGATCAGAGGGAAAAAAGACGGGGAGCAATATGAAGCAAATGAGATAGTTGATAGAGACCTAATGGATATTAGAAATTCTGATGCTATCTTGTGTGATTATACAGATGAAGATCACAGCTATATAGGAACAAGCATGGAAATCATGTATGCAGCAGAAAGAGAAATACCTGTATTTGTGGTGACAGAAAGTAAAAGAATTAAAAATCACTACTGGATACAAAAGTATGCCACTAAAATATTTAGTAACTTCAGAGAAGCTGCAATATACATGGAAAAGTTCTTTTAATAGAGAAATAAGGAGACTGATTATTGATGAAGATACTCCAGAAAATCGGAAACTTCTTCAATCGTGTGATAAACGTCAGGAACGCATCTCCTCAAGATTATAATCCCAAGAATGTAAGAATTAAAAAGGTTGGGCGGGCAACGCTCACTAGTGGTGTAGGTGGAGACACTTTCGAACCACCAGAATGGGACTTTAATCAGATAGATGATGCCTATTCTACATCGTCTTATACAAGACAGGCAATCGACAAATACATCGAGCTGATGTTCAAGGAATCATACGATTTTGTGGGGCCAACTCCAGATACAATCGAATATATAAGAAAAAGATTTAAGATGATGGCTATTGCTACAGGTAAACCTGTTAAACAGTTCTTTACTGAGATGGCAGAAGACTTAGTTAAATACTCAAATGTATTTATAGTAAAAGCCAGACAGAAAAACTCCAAAGGTCTGCAAATGCAGGGCAAGAGTCTTACAGGAGTTACAGGAAATCAGCCAATAGCTGGTTACTTTCTATTAAGTCCCACAACCGTAAGTATTCTTCGAGATGAACACGGAACTATAAAGAAGTACGAACAGGAAGTGCCCGGTAATGGAGATCCGATAGAGTTTAAACCAGAAGATGTAATACATATCTACTATAAAAAGGACAGAGGTAAGGCATTTGGACAACCATTTATCCTGCCGGTTCTTGATGATATAAGAGCTTTAAGAGAGGCAGAAGAGAGCGTTTTAAGACTTTTATACAGACATCTCTTCCCATTATATCAGTATAAAGTAGGTATTGCAGAGCCTGGATTCGAGGCTGATGATAAAGAGATTGAAAATGTAAGACAGCAGATAGAGAACATGCCGGCAGACGGCGGTATAGTCACACCAGAGAGGCATGATATAAAAGTTATCGGTGCTGACGGTGAGGCGATAGACGCTAAAGATTATCTTGAGCATTTCGAAAAGAGGGTCTTTACTGGTCTTGGGGTTTCATCTACAGTAATGGGACGCGGCGATACAGCCAACCGTTCAACGGCTGATAACATGACAAAGGAAATGCACGACAGAATAAAAGCCTTCCAGGAAGTAATGTCAACATTCGTAAATGAATTTGTAATCCAGGAGATGCTTTTAGAAGCCGGGTATGATCCTATAGAAAATCCAGATGACGCAGTAGAATTCCAGTTTAGAGAAATAGATACTGAACTTAAGATAAAGAAAGAAAACCATGCAGTCTACAAGTATGAACACAATGCAATAACTGAAGATGAAATGAGAAAAGAGTTAGGCTTAGATCCTATTCAAGATAGAGCCTTAATGCACGTTAATTTAGTTGGCGGCGCAAACCAGGATGGAGATAGTGAAGGTTCTTCTGCTGAGACAGATAACAAAAACAAACCAGAAAACCAGAGCGGCTCCAGGGACGCACCAAAGACTAAAGAGATGGCAGAGGCAATGACCTCAAGTGCATTCACTAAGGAGCTTGACTATAAGGTCCATGAAGAAAAACTCTTAAAATATTATGATAATGCTAAAAAAGACATACTTGATTTAACAGAGAAATTCTTCGAGGATGAAAAGAAAAAATATCCTAATAATACTCAGAATATAAAAGCCACTCTAAAATCACTTTCCAGAACATCACTTTCTGCAAGCGAAGATAAGTTTAATACAGCCTTCCATTCAGGAGTAATTGAAGCGATGGGAGACTTAAAGGCTAAATCACTTCCTGATATATCCTACCAGACAGCGAGTATGAAGTTAGAAAGAACCCACGATAAATACTTTAATAAGCTCGCAGACGAACTTGCAGATCTAATCTCAGAAGCCATAAAAGAAAATGAAAAAGACAGAGCTAAAAGTAAAGTCAAAAACCTACTCAATGCTCATGAATATAGAATAAGATTTATTGCATTTACAGAGCTCATGCACTCATTTAACTATGGGTATGCACTGACTGCTAAAGAACTTGGAGAAAAGGAAATAACAGTAAAGCACGAAGAAGATGCTTGTGATTTATGTGCAGAAAAAACTGCCATTGATTTAACAGTTGACAACCTGTATGAAGCGGTCCCACCGTTCCATACAAAATGTAGCTGCACTTTATATAAATAAATCAACCACCACAATGGGGGAGGAGGTGTTAGATTGAAAAGATTACGTTTAAACGAGTCATATACCCTTGAGGTAGATCAGGAAAGTAAAGATAAAATGCTTTCCACTAAGGAGTCTACAGATGGGGCGACAGGCTCAGTCATTGCGAATCTTGCCGCAATTCACGCCGGCACAACCAAGAATAATACAGTTTATTGTGCTGATAAGTTAAGGGGTAGTGAAGAGGATAAGACGGGAGTAGCCTCCTGGACACATCCTTATAACAAGCCTGTACTTACTCACCACAACAAACATGCCGACCCAATCGGAAGAGTCCAAGAGGCTCACTATATGACAGCTGGTAGTAGACCATTTATTAAGTTAAAGGTTAAGATATCAGATGAGGCAGCAGCCGAAAAGGTATTGGATGGAAGATATGATACTGTATCCATTGGAGCAGAGACTGATTCTGCAGTATGTAGTATTTGTGGAACAGATATAGTAAAAGAAGGTTTTTGTGGCCACTGGCGTGGAGAAACCTATGAAGGAGAAACTGCAAAGTGGATTCTAGGAGACCTCTGGTTTAATGAGGTAAGTTATGTTAACGTACCCGCCGATCAACAGGCCGGGACGCTGACTAAGACCAGAGAACAGTTGCAGGAGAGTGCTGATTACACGATTGATTCAGTAGAAGACCTAGGAAACGATGGTACCGCACTCCTCATTGTGGCAAACGAAGAACAAGAAACTAAAAATAAAGTAAAACATACATTTGAGGAAGAGGAAGGAGAGACCAAATTGGCTGATACTAAAGACGAAAAAACAGTAGAAGAGTTACAGGAAGAGTTAGACTCCCTTCAGGAAGATTACGATAAATTAGAAGAGGAGAATGAAGAGCTGGAGGGTACAGTTAAAACCCTTAAAGAAGAAAAGCAAGGCTTAGAGGAAGAAAAGAATGGACTGCTTGAGGATGTAGACGAGAAGACAGATAAGCTACATCAGGCATTATCCGAAAGAATTGTTGATATGAGAACAGTTCTGGGTAAGCCGCTGGAAGAAGAAAGAGATGACGAGGTGGCCAAGTATGCTGAGAGAAGTTTTGAATCTCTTAATGATACTATGAGCGATCTTGTTTTAGAGTATAAAGAAGCACTTCCTGGCCTGAGAGATCAGATCGAGAAAGTAACAAACCCTGGCGCGGCTATCGAAGATGGCAAAGAACCAGGCTCACAAAACAAGGAAAGTGATGATGACGACAAGGAGTTTGACGAAGAAGAAATTGACATTAAGTTAGAAGAAGCATTCAAAAATTTATTTGGCGGCACAAAATAATAATAAAAACCCAAGGAGGTAATTTATAGATGCCACTTTTTGAACAATTCAAAGCAGTTCCAGATAGTCGTTCTAACACTAAGTTAGTAGTTTCTGGCGGAGACTCTCCCGCAGAAGAGTTTATTGTTGATCCTACATTACCGGTGAAATTCAAGCACGAGTACGGCGGATGGGGCCAGCAAGAAGTAGTTATTGCAAAAGGACAGTTATGTGCGATTGGTGACCCAGTTAAAGACACAATTACAGGTGAAATGAGACCTACATTAACAATAGCTGACGGGACAAACCCGGTTATTGGTGTAGCTCCTTATAACATCTCTAAGAACACAGATGATAGATTTGACGGCAACCAGCCAAGTGTTATTACTAAAAACTACATTGAGGTTCCTTATATCCCAGACAACAATTATGCGTCTAACGTACATTGGGGTCTTGCAACAGGAAACTTAAATCAGGGTGATTTAGTAAAAGCTAACGGCAACGGTAAATTTGTTAAGTGGGAAGAAGGTACAGATTCCATTAGACAGATCGTTGGTACATTGTGGGCTATCGAGCAGAATATTCCACCTGCAGGTTGGTTGAAATGGGCTATGCTTCCTGACAGTGTATTAAGACAGATGGAAAACCCAGGAGAAGCTCCAGGAGAAGATGGATATCCATGGGATCCTCAGTACGGATGGCCAACAGAAGGACGTGAAGCACAGGACGCTACAGGTATTCCTGGATTAACTGATGCTTACAACATGTCCAAAGAAGATGTAGCAGCAGAAGAATTGGGTACAGTTTCAGCAGGAGCAACAGCTGGTACTAACTTTGTATTTAAAACTGACCATACTCCATTAGTTGACGGTACATTAGTACTGAAAGCAGACGGAGCTCCTATCAATACTGATAACTTTACAGTTAATGAGGAGAAAGGTGAGGTTACCTACACATTAGAGTCTGACGTTGGTGCAAGTGATGTAACAATTACAGCTGACTATACTCACACTGAAAGCCAGTGGGATAACGTTGGTGTACCTACAGGTTGGGACTTCCAGGGAAGTACTGGAGCAGCAAGAATCTTACTTCGCATGTAAGTTAACGATTAATAGATTGTCGATTACTATAATACTATAAAAAATATTCTAAGGAGGAAGTAATAGTGCCTAAAGGACTAACAGAAGCACAACAAAAAAAGCTAAACTTAATTGAAAAATATCAAAATATGATGAACCCAGACTATAATGGACCCTCTTCTTTTAAGGAAGAGCGCGTAACCTTAAACGAAGCACTGTCGACACCAGATGCTTCAGTATTAATTCCAAGAGTGATTGTAGGTGAATTAAGAGAGTCAGCAGAGCCTAACTATATCGCAAGTAACTTTTTCGATCAGGTGCAATTGACAGAAGGTAGAAGTATGGTATTTCCTACCGTTTCTGCCATTCGTGCCCAAGATATAGCTGAAGGCCAGGAATATCCTCAAGATTCCCTCGACTTCAATCAGTACAAAAGTACTGAAATTAGAGTTGGTAAGGTTGGTCTCCAGATCAGCATTACTGATGAGATGATCGAGGATTCTCAGTGGGATGTGATCGGACTTCACATTCGTCACGCTGGACGTGCGATGGCTCGTTTCAAAGAGGAAAAGATTTACAAAGAGTTTAAAAAGCACGGTCACACAGTCTTTGACAATAGCTTAAGAGGTACCAATCCAGATGCCGGTACTACCGGCCTAGGTAAAGACGGTAACTTAAATGACACTATGTCAGTTAATGACTTTATCGACATGGTATTAGCTTTAATGGCTAACGGTTATGCTGCAACAGATATTTTAATGCACCCTCTAACTTGGTCAATGTTTGCTAAGAACAACGCTTTATCTCAGTTAGACCTTGCTGCTTTGGGTGGAGAAGGAAACGACGTTACCCTATCACCTGGAATGGTACAGGGTCGTATCCCAATGAACTTAAATGTTAACTTAACTCCATTTATGCCTATCGATAGAAAGAACAAGAAGTTTGATATGTATGTTCTGGACCGTAATAACGTAGGTGTAATGCTGGTTAAAGATCCACTATCTACAGAGCGTTTCGATAACCCTCGTAGAGATATCCAGTCAATTAAAGTTAAGGAAAGATATGGCATTGGTTTACTAGATGAGGGAAAAGCGGTAATTTCTGCCAAAAATATTGCTCTTGATGAAACATATCCTGAGCCACAGCTGGTTAGAAATATATAATAAGCAAATAAACTAGGAGGAGATTATATTGGCTAAAGTAAAAGTCAAGCTCGCTCCTGGTCGCATTGCTTTCTTTCATCAAGAAACAGGTATCCATTTAGATTTAGAGTCCCCGGTTGCGGAAGTTCCCGGGGATGCTGATCTAACTGGAATTAAGACAGCCTTAAAGGTTGGCACCTTAGTTTTAGTAGAGGGAAGCATTGAAGACCTAGAGCAGGATGACACTAAAGAAGATACAGCCAATGATTCCGAAAAAAAGGCGGTCAAGGAAGACCAGCCCAGTAAAGAAGAGGATAAAGTCAAGGACGACACATCCGATGAAGACTTTACTGAGGAAGAATTGGAAGAGTTAACAGTAAAAGAACTTAAAGACCTTGCAAGAGACATGGACCTGAGCGGTTACTCAAGTATGGTTAAGGATGACTTAATCGAACTTATCTTAGGTGAATAATGACATAATCGGCGGGGCCAGTCCCCGCCTTATATAAGAATTAGGAGGATTTTTAATGGCACTCAGACCAATAAGTTCCAAAATGATACTTTCTATAGAGCCTAGAAAGATAGACACAAATGTCCCACTTGATAAGAAAATTAAGGTTACATTCCAGAGAGATATGAATGTTAATACCTTAAATACTAGTACTTTTCAGCTTGAAAAAAACAATGGTGAAAATGTAGAGGGTTCAGTTGAGTATAAAGACAAAATAGCATATTTCACACCCGATACTCCTCTTGAGCCTGATACCACTTATCAGGTGACTCTTGTTGGTGACAGTGAGGTCGAAGATGGTGAGGGCGAGGGAATCCAGGATATATTAGATAACAGCCTCTATGGGAATTATACCTGGACTTTTACTACTGCGAAATCCGAAACTATAAAGGCACCTCAACTTGAAGAACCCTATAATGAAAGTTATCTGGAATCAAACCCAATAGAGTTTAGCTGGGAAAGACCAGAAGGTGCAGTAAGATTCGAGCTGCAGATAGCAAGAGACAGAAACTTTAGAACTATTGTCTGGCCAGAGGATCAATCCTATATCTCAGAAGAATACATAACACCAGATATAGAGTTTAAAGACGGACAGTATTACTGGCGAGTAAGAGCTATCGATTCAAGAGAAAGACCGAGTAAGTGGAGTCCTATCTGGACTTTTTCTATAAATACGCTAAAAAAGGGCAAGGTAACAAATGAAGACCCAGAAGAACCAGAGGTAATAGATTCTGGTTATGCTGCCCCAAGAGAACTTGCTGAAATGTTTCCCGATAATCATGATAGTAATATCGACCTTAATTTGGGAGCGATAGTAATCAAGGTCTTAGGCGAGGTAGACCCAGACGAGGTTAATGAGAATAACTTTAAGATAACAGGTAAAGCATTAGGATATGCCGATGATGATGAGTCACACGGAGATGTAGAGGGAACAATATCAGTTTTTTATAAAGACGGGTTAAGCCATATAGTATTTCAACCAGAACCCGTGAGCGAATAAAGGAGGATCTAAATGGCAATTAACATACAGGGCGGCACAGAAGATCCAAAAAAGGTATTATTAGAATTTAAGGGCAGACAGGCCGAAGTAACTGAAGATGGGGCTATAAAGGTAGATAGCACCCATACTATTCAGACAGTAGAAGGCACAGTCGATATCGGCTCACCGATAGATATAAACCAGCCTATAGAAACTAAAGAGTTAAATACAGTAAGAAGTATAGAATCAATGCCTCCAGTCAAAATAGATCCGGGGCAGAACACGGTTAAAGCTGAGATAGATCAGCCAATAACAGTAAGCCAGAATGATACCGTACTCTCAAGAATAGTTAACTCTTCTATTAATGTAGAAGGAGAGGTGGCAGTAAGCAACATACCAGTACCATTGAATGACGCTGGTGATAGTGTCAATGTTGACGGTAGTATAAGTATAGAAAACCTTCCTCAGGTACAGGAAGTAGATGGTACTGTAACAATCAAACAGGCTGCTGGAGATAGACTAAAAGTAGATGCCAATATAGGTAATACACCACTTCTAGTATCAACAGGCGCAAACAGTTTGAGTATAGATGGAGAAGTAGGAATTAAGCCTGGAGATAATTTAATCGGTAGTGTAAATATAAACGGCAGACCAGAAGTTAGCCTGCCAGATATCGCAAAAGATACTGCAGGTCACCTGCAGGTAGATGTATTATCACAGCCCACACTTACC